TTGGAAGTATAGAATTATTCTTGAGAGAGAATAGACTGCGCCCCCTTTTTGGTATCCACTCTCGTCCTCTACTCGCTCTCCATCACCTTCCCAAAATAAAAAATAATTTTTTCACCCCTTATATCATCTCATTTTATTTTATGAGAGCATAATGCTCTAATAAAATAAAATATATAAAATAAAATGAGAGCATAATTTATGCTTTAAAAAAATAAAAATATTTTTTTATTTTTACACCTTACACCATCACAATATTTTTTAACCATTTTTGAGTAAAAAGGGAGTACCCTCTATCTCATTACAATTTTTATAACGATTTTATGAGACTTATTCATCCAACTCCGCACTACTCAACTCCACCCTCCCACTCCTCATAGGCGTTAATACAATATCTTCATCCACTTTTACCACCTCTATAGGGTTCAATTTATCATCTATCCTTTTCATTAAGGTTTCACTACTCTCTATTAATTTTGTATATATATTATATGTTTTTTCTAAATAATCTTTACTGGGTATCGGGCGGTTCTTTTTATCCAACGACAATACTTTATATATATCTATACTCAATAAATAATAATCACGCTGACTAACCAAATCACTCTCTAATCTTTTTTGTACTCCCAAGAATAATTCTATACTTCCAATAATACCACAAGTTAATGCTATTAAAGATGTTGTCAAACTTATAGCACCCTGATTAGCATAAGGTTGTAATCCAACACTTATAATACTATTACAACCATTTAATACTATAACTGGTAATCTGTAGTATTTTAAACTATTTTTTAATTCAAAATATCGCTTCTTATGTGCTTTGTTTAATAATACACAATTCATTCGTATAGCATTAAGTACATAGTCAATATCATCCGTCCAATCCATTTATATATACCTTTTATAAAAAGGTATAACCAAAAGAACTTCGTTTATAAAGGGGTTATGGGAGATAAATCCCCCAAAGGTATATTATTTCTTACATAAAACTCTCCAACCAAATCCTCTAAATTAACACAATTACTAATATCAAAATACTTGACCTGCTGGTAGTGTTCTCTTTTCATATTATTTTCAATTTGATTTGATACCTCTTTCAAAAATATCTGTGCCTCTAAATCAGCACGCTTCATTTTATTCCAACCTTCAATTTCTAAATATTTAGCAATCGTTCTTAATTCGGGAAGTTTGTAATCGTCCATTTTCATTTTATATATTATATATAAAATAAAAAAATTATTTTATTGTTAAAACGCCTAAATAATTAAATAAATATTTAATTATGGTGGTTCTATAGAATATGTAATCACTATATTAGTTCCAATTGCTGAAGGTAAATATTGTTCGCCAGTTGCTGTAGCACCTGAAATTGATTGAAGGAAGAAATCTCCACCACCAAAATTATTTATAACAATTAAGATAGTAGATGAACTATTTGCTAATCTATCGCCAATCACAAGAGTATTTGTTTGTGATACAGTTGAACCTTGAACGCTATTGTTAATACTTTGGGTTGCTAAAACAGCACTTCCTATTGTTGAACCTTTATATATTGTATAATTATAAGTTGTATTAATACCAGTTCCTCTATAAGATACAAGTGCCATAATTATATTTCCATACCAACCAGTAGCACTTGATGGTGGTGCTGGAAGAACAATACCAAGTTGTATAGTTCCGTTATGAATAAAAGCAGGTAATACAGAAAAATATATGTTTGGACTTACAATAGGTGTTATTACACTTACTCCAGTTGGAATTGTTGAAGTTATACTTGTTGATGTTGTTGAATATACAATATTAAATGATGTGTCTTTGTTAAGTAATCTATTTTGTATTAATATTGGAACATCTATATGTTGATTATTTGTTAATGTTGTAGAACCTAACAATTGTATAGCACCTGCGAGAGTTTGAGAGTTTAATCTAAAAGTAATAGATGAACCAGCACCACTTGTATTGCTATTTTGTATTTTTAAACTTCCATAGAAGCCTGGATACTCTAAATTGTATATTCTATTTAAAAAAGCAGTTGATAATTTTGCTTCAGTAACATTTAAATCAGCAATTTTTCCAGTAGTAACAGCAAGAGGATATATTTTATCTTCAGTAACTACTTCATTACCAAGTTTAAGTGTCGTAATAGCACCATCTTGTATTTGAAATTTTGTTATAGTCCCATTTTGTATATTAGATGCTGTAATTGTTCCAGCACTTATATCCGTTCCTAAAATACTTCCATCTATTATATGACTACTATTAATAGAGTTTGCTGATATTGTTCCAATAGCATTTAACTTTGTTTGAACTGCTGTTGCTAATTTTATTTCTGTTATAGTTCCATCAGCAATTTTAGCACCTGTTATAGTTAATGGATAAATATGTTCATTTACTATAGCACCATTTACTATTTGACCAGTATTAATGCTATTTTCTGCTTGTGATGTTACTAAATCTAAATATGCTGCTCCTGTTAAATGATTAACAGCAATTTGATTAGTGGCTATGTCTGTTCCTAAAATAGTTCCATCTATTATATGACTACTATTAATAGAGTTTGCTGGAGTTGTTTGTAAAGATGCTATAGCACTTGTAGATAATTTACCAAGACTAATTGTAGTATTCGCAATTTTACCTTCTGTGACTGCTAAAGCACCTATCTTACCTTCAGTGACTGCTAAAGCACCTATCTTACCTTCAGTAACAGCAAGAGCACCAATCTTACCTTCTGTAACAGCAAGAGCACCTATCTTACCTTCAGTAACAGCAAGAGGATATATTTTATCCTCTGTAATAGCACTAATCCCTATTTTTGTATTAGTAACAACACCAGTATTTATTTTTACTTCCGTAACAGAATTAGCACCCAATTTATCGTATGTTATACACTCATATCCAAGTTTCGCATTAGTAATAGCATTATCCGCAATATTAGTAGTAGTAATAGTATTAGCACTTATATCAGTTCCTAAAATAGTTCCATCTATTATATGACTTGAATTAATAGAGTTTGCTGGTGTTGTTCCAGCAAGATTTAACTTTGTTTGAACTGCCGTTGATAATTTTTCTTGTGTAACATTTAAATCAATAATTTTATTAGTGCTAACAGCATTAGTTGCTAATTTTATTTCATTAACAGCATTATCTCCAATCTTTCCATTAGTAACTGCTAAATCATTTATTTTTTGAGTTATTATTGCGTTGTCAAGTATTTTATCAGTTGTAACAGCATTAATAGCAATTTTAGTATTAATAACAGCATCGATTGCTAATTTAGTATCTGTAATAGCATTATCTGCTATTTGAAATTTTGTTATAGTATTATTACATATATCCTCTCCTAAAATTGAACCAGTTGCTATATGTGAAGAATTAACTACACCATTTGCTATATTAATTGCTAATACAGCACTAGACGCAAGTTTATCACTTGTAATAGCATTAGGAGCAATTTTAAACTTTGTTATAGTTTCATTCATAATTTGTGAAGCAGTAATAGTTTCATCAGCAATTTGTGTAGCAGTAATAGTTTTATTTATTATATTAGAAGCACTAATAGTAGTATTTGATATATCTGTACCTAAAATTGAACCATCTATTATATGACTTGAATTAATACTAGCAGACGCAAGTTTATCAGTTGTTATAGCATTATTACTTATATCAGCAGTTAAAATAGAACCATTTACTATATGACTTGAATTAACACTATTAGGAGGAATATATCCTATTGAACTTTCTATAGTATTTATTCTATCTAAAAATACTTGACTGAATTTATTTTGACTAATAGTTAAGTCAGCAATATTAGAATTAGTAATTGTATTATTTGATATGTCTGTTCCTAAAATAGATCCATCTACTATATGACTTGAATTAATACTACTAGGAACAATAACACCAATAGCGTTTATTAAAGTGTTTAATGAAGCATCTAATTTAATAAGACCAATAGTATTATTAGCAATATCCACACCAGTTATACCTAAATCACCAATGTCCGCTGCTGTAATAGCACCATCTACAATATGAATACTATTAATTGAATTTGGATTTAAAGTAAAAGCATTATAACCTGTTGAACTATATGGAGGTGCCATTTATATATAAAAATAAAAAAAATTAATTTTACCAACCTTTAAGAAAGGTTGAACCAAAAAACGAAGTTGCGTGCGCGCTTCGCTAAGCGCCTAGCGTAAATTACCTAATACATTCACACTATCATGAAAGAAATTATTTGCTATAGGCATTATATTGTCTAAATCATTTGGTTTATTAATATCGTATGCTAAACCTTTTAATTGATTTCTTGCGTAACCACTTGGGGCGTGTGCTCCTCCGTTTCTATCACTTTCAGGTTTTCCCATAATAACACAATCCGCATCTGTTTTAACAGGTAATACCATTGAAGAAGTTGAGCGATTAAATGCTTTTTCAAACATAGCCATTGGAACAGGTAGTTGCTCTCTAAACTTATCGTGTATACTATCTATTCCTTTTGAATGATAATCTTTATCAGTAAGCATACCACCACCAGCATCTAAATCATAATAACTTATTGGTATAACTCCTCGTCTTGGTGTCATTCCATTATTTAGTCCAATAACATCAACCATTTTATATATATATATATACTTTTAAAAAAAGTATAACAAAATAATTTATATATAATAAATTAAATATTATATATTAATTAAAAAGAAATTATCGTGCGACAACTTATACTATCACCTCAATTTGCCTACCCGCGCCTATTCTAAGTTCTGATGTACATTCTGCGAACATAGTAACATTGCACTCATCTAATCCCGAAGTAACTAAAGCACATGAAGCACTTGAGCCACGAACATCAATTCCACTCGCTAATCTAGAATAATCCGAATCAGGTAAGCAGAAGCGATAGCACTGGACGAAATAATTACACTTGTATTGGTGTAGAGTTAGTTTATGATTTTTGTCATAATAATCTAACGAATTCATAGACATTGCTAAAGCTTCAGGAGCAGACATACGGAAACTTGGAACGGATGCCGAGTTAATCTGTAACTGATATGTTGAAGCAGTGGTTGAAGAAGTAAGACCACCTGTTTTCTTTTCTTGGAAATTGAAATAAAATGGTTTATATTTTTCAGCATTAGTATTTAATGTGCCGCCAGCATCATATTCAGGAACACCAACATCAGTGCCAGTAACAGCACCACCCGAAGTAGCCGCTGTAAAAGCACCAGCACATTTATAACCTTTAACACGAACTGGTGGTTTAACACTCGCAAAGTCTTTATCACGATAGGCAATCCATAACCTATCCCACGACGCTGAATTAACATTGAAACGAGTGGTGCTGTTGTGTGTGTTAGTGAAGGAGAAGTAATTTTTGAAAGGAAGCGATAAATAACCAACTTGCGAAATACGCTGTTCTACAATTGTGTCTAGCACATTTGTTGCTAAACTTAAAACTTCAACTTGCATAGACGCATTTTTTATAGTATAAACGGGAGTGCCTGGGGCGGTAAGTGCTTTGTCAAAACCAGCAGTTCCAACAATGCTATATACATCAGTATCTTGAAGTGTTGGTAAAGCACGACTATCACTTACCGAGCAAACATTATTGTCAGCAAGGCCTAGCTCTATTACGATGGTCCCGACGAGACCAGAATCGACGATTGAACATTCAAGACTGCCTAAAAATCCTTCCCAATTATCAATACAAAATAAATCATTACCAGCGGAGTCACCAGCATATGTTTCAACACCAGTAGCAGCTAAAGCCGCATTAACCTTTCCACTATCAAGGAAAGAGTGATAGCACTTTTGGCGAACCATTTCAGGGTGTCCTAAAGGACTACATTTAGAACCTTGTAGAGCCGCTTTAGTATGAACTAAAGTATTATAACCATTGAAACCATTAGCAACTAAAACACCGCCAATATATACAGCAACTCGTTCAATTAGCGAAGAGATGTCATTAGGAAGTGATGTTGCTTTTGTTCCATTGGCGCATTCCACATTCATAAACATGCGAATTGAACGGAGATTGATAAGAGTGTTAGATGGTAATTCAAAGCGTAGAATGCGATTAGCACCAACATCGCCCGATGTCTGTGGATTTACTTTAAAATGCGATGTAGAAACGCCCTGAAGGCGAGACATAAAGAAAGAGAGGTTGCTGGGGAGCACGGAAGCCATTGTTTATATTATTATATAAGAAAATAATTTAATAATATAATTTAATTAAAACCAAAACCTCCTAAAGAACGAAGTTTTTGGCACAACCTTTAAAAGGTTGTTCTACATTTTAGGCATTCCATATTTTTCAAATGTTAATACACCATTTTGTGCTTTTCTTGCTGGTAATGGTAAAGGTAATGCTGGTGTTTCTAATCTTGTTGGATTTCCAGTTTTAATTATATCAACTCTTATAACTGCTGTAAAGAATAAATTTCCTAAAGTAGATTGATTTAATTGATTAAAACCTTGTGTTGTTGCGGCTATATATTGCCGACCACGAAGAATATCAACTCCAGTTGGACTTGTATTAAATAATCCAGCACCTGTTCCATTATTACTTTCTGATCTTTTTCTTCCAAGTTTTCTATTTTTAGAATCTGTTAAACTAAATCGTATTGATGATACTTTTCTTTGTTGAAGATTAATAAAATACTCATCTCCCATTCCATTATCATAACTTATAAACTCAACATCTCGTTTTAATTTCGCAAAAATATCACTTGTAGTAATATCACTATTATTTGATGTAGCAGTAATAGCACTATCACTTAATACTGCCATTTCTAAAGAACCATTTTGAGAAGAACCACATCTTAAATAAACATATGGGTCAGTCATTCTTTGCATTGGAAAATAACCCCTAACTCTAATTTGTGTATTTGTTCCTCCATCAGCATTTAAATCAACTTGAAAACTATTAAATGAAGCACTATCATTATCATTTCGCAATGAACCTAAAACACAATAACAATCTCCATCACTTCCTAAAGTTTGAATTAAAAGTGTTTGTATTCCATGGACGTGAGTATTATTAGAAGCACCAATTATTTGATATGTAACATCAAACAATCTATCTCCTGTTGCTCCTAATGTTAAAGGAGTTGGTTTAATATAAGTAGTAAATGGAGTATAAGAAGTAGCAGGACTAACTGGAATATCATAATTTAATCCAGTAGCAACATCATATGGTTTAAAACCTTCAACAACATTAGACATTCGTAAAATTAAAACTTTATGTGTTCCTGTTGTTACTTCATCAATAACATTACCAATAATATTTGCAAAATCCATAGTAATTTCTCCTAAACTATTATAGTTTTTTCTAGTTAAATCACGCTGAACGGCAGATGGAATTGGAGTTGTGGTTGTTGAACATCTTGTTTGAAATAAACTATTATTAGCATCAATATGGTATAAATTATTAAACATCTCAAAATTAGTTAAAGTCATTCTAATCATCTCTCCATCATTAGCAACAATAGTTGAACCTTCAAAATGAATATTTACATCATCACCTTTTGAATTACCATCTCCTAAAAGAGCGGCCTTCTCCGTATCTATAAACAAGTTAAAACTATTTACAACTTGCTGGTCTGTAAATCTTCCTGTAGCTGCCATTATATATTATTATACTATAATAAAATATAATATTTTTTATTCTAAATCATCAATTGTTGATTGAGAAATATCACAAACACGCTCATTTGGTTCAACCTTTTCTAAAGGTTGGTCTAAAGGTTGGGAGTGTCCTGTAACCACAATAGGATTAAGAATAGTATCATTAATTACTAAATCTAATTCTTCTTGAATTGTCTTATATCTATCTGTGTATTTAAATGGTTCATTTAATATTTTTTGTTTAAGTAATTCAATTTTTGCTTCGTCAGTATTTTTACACATATCATATACTAATTCAGCATAAAAAGGATTAACATCAGGATATATGATTTTCATATTATGTAAAGCAAGTTTCTTCTCGGCAAGTTGGTCATCAGTATAATTAAAAGGGTTTTCTTGTTTGTGTCTTTCCATTCCTTCAACTTCTAAAGTTGTCATTTATTATTACTAAATATTATTTTTTTTTTTTTAAAAAGTATTAAAATGGTGGAATTCCATGTTCTGGTAAATTTAATTGTGTTTCTTGTTCAAAGTGTTCAAAGAGTTGTTCTGCTCTTCCTTGTTGATTAAATTCATTACTAAATTCATCTCCATAACTTTGAACTAATTCTTTTCTTGCCATTCGTATTGTTCTTCCTAATTCTTCTGTTGGTGTTCGTTCTTTAGTGTCTGTAAATTTATGATGTGGTTTTCCATATTCTTCATAAAATTGAGTTGGTGTAGTAATATATTTTTGTGATGGTTTATTTCCAGGCTTTAATTGTTCTACTTTTTTTTGCATTACTTCTTCTCCTTTAGCATAATCTACATCTTTCATTTTTGCTTGTTCTCGCAATCTAATATATTCAGTTAAATCAACATTTCCTTCAATATCTTTTGGTAAATCTTTTAGTGCTGGGTCTTTCTTTGATGCTCTTGACATAGGTAATTTAACTTCCTCTGGTTCATTTACTTGTAAAGCTTCCATCTGTTCTGGTTTATATTTTTCTTCTGTGCTTTGTTGTTCAAAATCTTTTTTATTTTTTGGTCTATCTTTGCTATAAATATATTCTTCTTTTAAAGCAATACTTTTAGTTGGTAATGATCTTCCAGTTATTGCTTCATATTCTTCTGCTGATGATGCTCCTACAAGTGCTAATAAGTTTTGTTTTGCTTCGGGATCTTGTGATATATTATAAGCAAACTCCATAGTGCTAACATTTTCACCTCTTACCTTATCAGCAATTTTACCTTTTGGTGTTGGTGTTGATAATCGGTCATAATAACTTTTTTGTGTTAAAGCATTGTAATATACTTCTCCTCCACTTAATCTTCTAAATCTCTCATCTTGTGCAATAGCAGTATTTTGATTTATAGAATTTACTTTAGCATTTTCTAAATTACTTAATAAAGTACTATTTAATTGCGATTCAACTTTTATTATTCCTTGTTTGCTATCTCGTAATGCTTTATTTACTTGTAATACATTAACGCTTTGTTTTCCTAAATTTGATACAAGTTGTTCTTGTGATATTGCTGATTTAGCATTAATAATATCTACAAATCCTCCTTTCCTTTTTAGTTCTTGGTTCATACCAAAATCCATTCCCATTTTTGGTAAAACACCCTGTCTAAACTTTGCTTGTCTGTCTTCTAAATCAAAATTAGATGAACCTAATTTCTTTCTGTATCCCATTGTAGAAGCATAAATTGCTTTTTGTTTATTTTCAGCATTACTTACAGAGGATAAATTAGCAATATCATTAATAGGAAATCGTGATACTCTCTTACGCTTAATATCTTTTGGCATTTTAATTCCAGTAAATTCATGCTTATCCATAACAATCATCTCAAGAGCAGATGCTAAACCTAAATTAGGTGCTTGAAATTCAGGATATGCTGATTGAATTGATAGGTCGCTTAATACTCCGCCTCGCATTTTTATATAATAGAAGGATAAAAAATATTTTATAAATATCTCTCATTTTATATATAGCTATATATAAATGACTAAACTCTTGGATATTAAACCAAGTCCTAGAGAAGATAAGAAACTTGTAGCGACCTTTTGTCACTGTAAAGGAGAAACAAAATGCTGTGATAAGGATAGAACTAAAATACATTTTGGTGCTAAAGGAAGTTCAACATACATAGATCATAAAGATGATAAGAAGAAAGATGCATATTTAGCAAGGCATAAGAAAAATGAGAAGTGGAGTAATCCATTTAGTGCTGGAAGTTTAAGTCGGTATGTGCTGTGGAATAAAACATCACTTTCAGCAAGTATAGCAGACTTTAAGAAACGATTTAACTTATAAGGTAGTGACGCCCCCACACGGCGAGTTGCCTAATTAGGCAACTTTTGGTTAAACCTTTCTAAAAGGTTTGGGAAAACTATAATTTGGAAAAGTAAAACTATATTTAGGAAAAGTAAAACTATATTTTAAAAAGTAAAACTATAATTATTTTCTTTTGTTATATTATAAAATGGGAGTTCCTAAAGACGAGACCGAAGAACAGAAAGCAATAAGATTAACTAAAGCAAAAAAGAATGCCTCAAAGGCAAGAGAAGAAGCAATGAAAAAAAAATATAGGGATAAAATATTAGAAGATGAAGCAAAGAAACAAGTTAAAGAAGAAAGTGAAGATGAAGATGACGACGATGAAGCACCAAAGAAACCAATAAGCACTGCGATAACAAAACCAGTTAAACCAATCAAGGAAGAAGTAAAAGAAGAAGTTACAGAAGAAGTAGCAGAAGAAAAACCTAAAGCAAAACCTAAAGCAAAGAAAGCAAAAGCAAAAGTTATTATAGAACAAGATAGCAGTGACGATGAAGTTTTTGAAGCATCTAAAGATGTTATATTTGTTAAGCGTGTAAGAGCAAAACCAAAAGCAGAAACACAACCTCAAGCACCACAAGCACCACAACCACCACCAGTAACCAGACAAGAACAACCATTGCCCGATCGCTATCAGCAACATCTACAGCAACCACAACAACAACCACAAAAAGCAGTAATGACACCTGAAAAGCGATTAGAAATGGAAAGATATTTAAATATGACACGAGGTAATTTTTTGCCTATGTCTCGTCCTAGATAAGCGCTTAGCGAAGCGCACACGCAACTTCGTTCTTTTGTCGCAACTTTTTCTAAAAGTTGCTTTATTATTTAATTTAAAGATTTATTTTATTTCTTTATATTAAATGAGTGACGACGAGGAAACAAAAGGTACTCGCAAGAAAGCAATGAAAAAGATTAAAGGTATGGAAATTATTCCTCCTAAACATGAATCAGGTCAATACAAGACATCACCTAATCTTCCTAAAATGCATCAAGTCTGTGTAGCAGTAGGGAAAAGAGCTTCAGGTAAAACAACAGCAGTCGTTAATTTAATAGAAAAAATGAATTATGATTATTGTATTTGTGTTAGTCCTACTATGAATAGTAATAAAGAAATTATGAGTAGATTAAAAGTAGAACATATTTTTGAGGATACAGACGACACAGCAATAGTAGATAATATAAAAAATATTATTAATCAAGAAGCTACAGATTTAGAAACTTATTTAGAAGACCTAAAAAAATATAATAAACTAATGAAAGATATTAAGTCGGGAAAATATATGGGTAATGATGATTTATTATTACAATTTTTTAATGATGAAGATAATATGTTTTTAAAACCAACCCATAGATGGAATGGAGAAAAACCAAAAATTGCTGTGATGATAGATGACGCAATGGGTTCTATGTTATATGCCAAACCAAGAAAATTAAATGGATTAGCAACATATAGTAGGCATTTAGGGCAACTTAAAGAAGGCGGTGCTATTGGTTGTAGTTTATTTTTCTTAATTCAGTCCTTTAAAGCACAAACAGGAGGACTTTCAAAGGTTATTAGAAATCAGGCAACAAGTCTTATATTGTTTAAAAGTAAAGATAAAAATGAGTTAGAAGATGTTGCTGAAAGTGTTGCTGGAGAGATAGACCAAGAAACTTTTTATAAAGTATATGATGAAGCAATAGGAGAAGGTCATAATTATGAATTTTTATTTGTGGATTTTCATCCAAAAGAAGGTCAAAGTATGTTTCGCCAAAGATTAGATAAATATATTTATCCCGAGCAATTAAAATAGGGAATTTTTTTTTATCCCCCAAATATATAAATGGCTCAAAGAACAAAAAGTACAAGAGTTGAATTTCGTGAAGAAACTATTTGTAACTATACTGATACAAAGTTTTTAAAAAGCAATGCTATTTGTGATAGACGACAATTCAGTAGTGTTGTTGAAGAATTTGACCCTGTTAATCCAATAATGGGACAAGACCAATTTGATTTTATTATACATAGAAACGAAGCAATACCTCAACCATTAGTAATTCCAGCATCTACTCCCGCAGCTCGTGATACAACAAAAATAGTAACAACATTAGAACCAACACAAATCGTTCATCAAGACCCAAGTCTTATGCTTCGTGCAGGTAGGCAAAATATTCCTAATATGGGTGATGCCATTCAAAATGTAATAAATAGACAACAATATATGAATAGATTAAGTAACTTAAATCAAGAAGGAATACCATTAGATGATTTACCTGATAGATCACAATTAACACAAGCACAAATAGATGAAATACTTAATCAACAATTAATAGGAGCAGAAGATTTTGGAGTTTTAACAGCAGAACAACAACAAACATTAGATATGGCACGAGAAATTGACGAATCAGTAATGAGAGCAAGAGCAAAATCAAAAAGTTCAACACGAACATTATTAGACGAGGCTGTTGGGACACCTACAACAGAAGGAACTGAATTAACAAATTTAAGAACTACTGAAGCATTACAAAGAGGATATGGAACACAAACACAAAGAGGTTCAGCAGGACAAGGTTCTTCAACTGACCCTATTACTCAACCAGTTGATTCGTTAAATATTAATATGTTGTCTCACGGATTACCAAGTGAATTATTAACATTATCATTTGATATGCCTCCTGAATTAAGTAATTTAAAAATACCACAAATGCCTGATCCATCAAAAGTAACTGATTTGGCATCTTATAGAATTGAAAAATCAATATATGAAACAAAATTGGCGGATTTATATAAAGCAATTGATGGAACTCAAAAGATAGATGGATATACTAAAGAAATATTAAAAAAACAAATAGCTATACACGAACTAGAAGTTGAATTGCGTGTACGAATTGCTAATAATCCAGTAACTATTGATGATAGAACTAATGTATTTGGTAGTGAGTTTAATGAACCTAATTTAATTAATTTAGAAGCAAATAAGTTTCAAGTAGAATTGAATAAATTATATATACAACAAGAAATCTATAATGAATTACGCTCAATACCAACAGCAGAGAGAGCAGTTACATTAGCAGAGATGCAAGCAAATTCAACTAACTTTGTAGAGTATTTTCAAAATACAACAGGAAAACCAATAGCTCATAGTGAATTTGTTGAAGCAATTGGAAAAGTAACTGAAACAATAACAACAATTGAACTTAATAATCCACAGGTCACTCAAATACAACCACAACAATTATCATCAGTGTCAAATGCTATTAAGTCTATAAAATATAGTCAAACATTTCAACAAATAAATACAGCTGCTTTAGGTAAAGCACTCGTTCATACTTCTATTGGTTTTGGTGTTAGTATGGCTGTAGCCCATCTTGCTGGTGAAGCACAAGTATTTAGAAATATTGAAGATATATATCAGCGTGGGGCAGCCATTGGAGCACTTGTTGGAGGAAGTGGAACTCTACCACAAATTGCGGCTCGGTTTTTTGCTATAGCAATGAGAGGAGGAGCAATTCAAGCAGGTGAAACAGCATTAGCAGCTACAAGTCGTGCGTTAGTAACTGCTTCTATTACATCAATTGGAGAGATTGTGGCTGGTGGTATTGTCGGCGCGGCTTTAGTTCCATTAGATATGCTTTTTCAAGATTTTTTACTTAAAAATGGATTTAATAAAGCAGGTGCTGGTGCTTTATCAGGAGCAACTATGGCAGCTATAGGGACAGTTAGTTCAATAGCAATAGCCGCAACTGTTGAAAGTATTGAAGCAGGAGCATTAACATTAGGCGCAGCTTTAGCACCTGAAAGTCTTGGATTATCAATAGTAGTAGCATTAGGAACAATGGCATTTGCGGCTATTGTAGGAGCAGCTATGGGAGGATTTACAGATGATAGAGCACGAAGAGATAAAGATACATTTAATATTAATAGAAAATGGATATTGGATAATTTAGCGAAAAATAATTATGATGTTATTGGAACTTTTCAAGCATTTGAAAGACAAAAATATAACGGCAGACTTGCAACAGATAAAGAAAGCCAAGATGATTTTGGTGATTATGAAACAACTATGCGACCATTTGTTGAAATGTTATTAGAAAAGTTTGAAGGAAGAACATTTGACAAACAACCAATTCAGTATCACGAATTAAGTGAAAAAGAAAAAGAAATCCAAAGAATAATGTCTAAAGATTTATTACCAACTTTGAGAGATATTGCTTTAAAAGATGGAAATATTCAACTTGCTAACTCTATAAAAGAATTACCTGATTATGAAGAATTAACACAAGAAGAATGGGATTGGATGGATCAAGCAACAGATAAAACTTGGTTTAGAGAAAGTTTATTAGCAGGACAAATTCAATATGAAGATTTAAAATACGCACAAGTGCGAAGTGGCCCCGCTCAAGTTGAATTAACAAGAATATGGGCTGAAACTCATACTTTAGAATATCCACCTGAATTAGTTAAATGGGCTACTAAAGATGCTTCATTTGCTGCTCGTTTTACTCAACAGCGAATATTTGACTCACAAAGAATTATAATGGAAAACTTCCAAAATAATGGTAAATTACTTAATGAAAATGAAGTAAATGTTATAACAATGGCGTGCACTCCTGACCCTTTTTTAACAAATCCACCTGACGGAGGTTCAAATTACGCCTTTCGTGTTATGTTTAATGATTATACTAATAGTATGACTAATACAGCAGACAATATGAATATAACTGTAAGACAATTAATAGATTTACAAAAATTACCTGAAGAACGAAGAGCAAGAACTTATTTACAATATCAATATATCACATTAAGAGAAAATAATTTAACACGAGATGAAATAGAAAATCTTGAGCGTTATGACGAACAAAATAGAGCAGTTTTTGCTAGGGGTTTTTATAGTAGAGACGATGAAATATTAGCACTTATGCCTCCTGAAGAATATGATACTTGGAATCCTCTTGCGTCTCAAATATATCAAGCACAAGAAGCAGGAATGACTTTAAGACAATATGTAGATTATATGCATTTATTATCTATGGGTGATAGAGGAGACTTTAATAATTTACCTGAATATACTCCAGAAGACATAACACAGCAAAAAATACAAGATAGAGAAGCTTTCCAAGCTCAATTAGATAGAACAAATAATAATTCATTATTAATATATGATGAAGCAACTCAGAGATTTGTTATTAATCCTGCTAATTTAACAAGTTCTGCGGCTCTAATAGCGTTTGCTGATAGAATGGAAGCGATGCCTGAAACAAATCTTTATTATAGTCCAAAAGCATTTCAAAGTGATGAGAACTTTCATACTATGGTAAGTGGAATGAACGAACAAAATCAACAAGCATATGATACTTATAATTATGAATTAGGACAAGATATAGAAGAGTTTAGGGTTCAACACGATAGACAAGCATTTGAATATAATAATTGGCAACATCTTAATGGATTAAATAATTTTATATATTTTGATGCTGAAGCAGAGTTTCATTCACGAAAATTAACATATAATCCAATGAGTACCAATGTTGAAGATTATAAAACTGATTTTACAGTGCCACCGCCAAAAAATAAACCTGACCCATATGAAATAAAGAATGGAAAACCGCCAAGATTAACAACAGATGATAATATTGAGGCTTTATTAAATGATGAAAATAAAGCATTAGCACAAGCACAAATAGATAGACAATCATTAGAAACTAATCATGAACTATCATACAACGAAAGACAATATATATTTAAACAAGCATTTAATAAACAATATTATGAATCAACAGAAGAGCAAGATTATTGGTCTGCACGGTCACAAATGATGGCTCGTTTAGATTTTGCTAATCAAGGATTAGACCCAAATACTGCTACAGATGCTGATAGAGCCGCGAATTTACATATGGATTTAAATCATTATTATGAATATATAGGAACATTACCAAGAAACAATGCGTTTTTAAATCCTGATGAGTATAAAGATGAATTAATTGTTGAAGTTGAAAAAGAAATAGCAGATGGTTATAATCCAGCAGATGGAAAAAATTATTATAATGGAGTTGAAGTTACTGGATACGATAATTGGGTTAATGACCGAGATGAAGAAAGAATTAATAATAATAATATGGATAATTATTATGACGATCACCCCAATAATGCTCCAGCAGATTATGTTCCAACATACATGAGAGACTAATAGCGCTTAGCGAAGCGCACACGCAACTTCGTTTTTTTATGCGAAGCGTCGCATACTCGCTTTTTTGGTTAAACTTGCGAAGCGTCGCAAACACGCTCATTTGGTTCAACCTTTTCTAAAGGTTGGTTTAAAGGTTTGTTTGGTTCAACCTTTCTCAAAGGTTGGGTAGCATAATTCAGGGCGTAATTCACAAATACTTTTTTCAAATGGATTAACAGCGCTCATAGGGGAGCGATAAGCACTCTGCGATAAACCCTCAATACCATATTTTATTTTTTGTGGATACATTTTATTTAACAATTTGGTGTTACCTTTTATAAAGGTAGCTTTTTGAGTAACTGGTTCTAAATAATTAGAAGGGTCGTGACTTCCTGTAAAATATTTTTTATTAACTTCTTTAGTCTTAACAATTCTAATATTCTTTTCAGTAAATTTAGATGTATTACTTAATAAATCAAATGTGTCTGTAAAATAAAACTTTGCTGTGCTTGGTTTAGTTCCTAACTTCTTTTCTATATATGGTTCTAATGGAGTAGCACCAGCACTAAATACAACTGCTTTTTCACTATATCTATCACCAATATAGCGTGCGACTGTTCCACCTAATGAATGACCTGTTAAATTTATTTCATAATCAGGATATTGTTCTTTTACTTGTTTATAAACATTTTCCCCAGTTCTAAAGCGACTAGGAATATAAGATAATATAGGAGTTTCTGCTAATCCAGCAGCTATTTCAAGGTCAGCAATGTCGTCAGTAATATTTGTTAATGTGGAATCGGTGCCTCTAAATGCTACTACTATTTTCTGTTGTTCTTCATTAATAGCAGTTACATATTCAGGGTCTGTTAAATCTTCAACAACTTTATAACCAATATTATAATCATCTATCATCTTTTGAGTTTCTTTTGTATCACCAGTTTTATAATTTACATAAGCCGCTTTACTTAATACTGCTAATGGTTTATCTTCAACATCTACACTAGTTTGAACTGGTGTATTGTATCCACCGCCTGATTTTACTACTGCTGTTAAAAATGATGTAGCAATATCAATAGCAACAGGAAGACTTGAAGAAGACGAATTACCTCCAGTTAAATTTTCTACTCGCTGTTGTATGTTCGCCATTTATAATAAGGGAATAAATTATATTATTTAGGAATAATTTAATAAATATTAAATAAAATTGATTTAGAAAAATATTTACATATATATATAAACTTAAATATGGTTAATATTATTAATGGAGTTAAACAATATACTAATTACCGCAAAGATTTTACACCTGAAGAAAAGGCTGCTTATAATGCTTATGTAGTTTCAAGAATGCAAGTATTTAGAAAGACCGAACATGGAAGAGAAGTAATAAATGCTAATAATAAATTAGCATATTATAGAAGAAAAGAAAGATTAGGAATAGAGAGCAGACCAGTAGGAAGACCCCGAAAACAACAAACTGTGGTTAATTAATATTTAGGAATTATTTTAAACTTTTTTTATATTTATTTAGGAAAAAATAAATATAAATTAATTATTACATAAATATATTATTTAAAATAAAATTGATTTAAAAAGAAAATAATATATTTATGTAATATATAAAATGACAAAACTAAAAACCATTTACAAAGAACTCGGGATTAAGTATGATTTAAGAGAAGCCAGAAAGTTTTTAAAGGTTGATAAAAAACTACCTCGTTTAGAGGTTAATAGATTATTAAAAGAAAAATATAATGAGGAGAACCCAAGCGGATACATTTATACACTATATGGAACATCAACACCAATAGGTGGAAAGAGTGAAAAAATAAGTGTATCATTTTACAAAGATGGTAAATTAAAACAATATAGAGTTACACCTTGTTCTATAAATTTAACAGATAAAAAAGTAAAAACAAATTATACTAAAATTACTAAAGAAGAATTTGTTGAATCTAAAGTATATTGTAATGTTCCAAAAGAAGTCAAAGAATCAATAACACAATTAGGAGAAGGTTATGCAAATGTAATTGATGTATTTAGAATATCAGCAAAAGCAACCAGAAGATATAATGTTAATGAAGAAGAAACAATATTATTTAATTCTAATATTTTATTACCACATCATCAGTTTAATAATTTTAAAGATAGTGGAGAAAACAAATGTGTTCCTGAAACATTATTACATCATATTAAATTAAATAATAGAAATAAAAAAATCAAATTACAGAATATTATTGACAAATTAAACGAGTATGATGGAAAATGTGATGGGTATGATAGTGATGACGAAATTGTGGAAAGCGTTCCACACTCGCAACTATGTTCTAATCGCGTGAGGGGCGATCCCCTCTGGGAAAACCCTGAAGGATCTATTGAAGATGGAACTTGTGGATATACTGGAAGAGCAGTTATTCAAATATTAAAAGATTTTAATATTCGTGGGCGATTAGTTGATATTAATATGAATCAGTTTTTACATACAAATAACTTTGATGATTATGATAAACACACAAAAGTGTTTATTGGTCTTTGTTATGATAATCATTTATATTATTGCGATGATGATAAATTAATAACATCATTAGGTCAAAAATTAAAAGAAAATGGAGCAAAAGGTTCTTTTGAGCATGCAGTACATACTAAGGAACAATATGAAAAAATAACATATACAAAAGAATATATTGAAACAACAGATTTAGGATGGATGTTTAAAGAACAATTTTTAACAGACAACACAATTAGACAAGTCAAAACTTATAATGGTAAAATAACACAAATTAATTATGAAAATAAACAAGTAATTGCTAATAAAGATTTAACATTAATGAAAGAAATTATTGGAGATAATTTTGATAATGAAAACCTTACTAATTATGGAGTAAAATTATTTAATGAGTGGAATACTGATTTGTGTGGTAACTCTGTATATATTAAAAGCGAGTTTAATCACGAAGTATTAAAACTATTAACAAAACATGGAAATATTGTTAAAATGGTTAATGAACCAACGCAAGGTAAAATATTAGAAGTTGATATTAATAAATGTAGAACAGATTGTTTAATGAATAATAGACTTGGATGTTATGAAGTATTTGGTTGTCATAATGATATTAAAGATTATGATGGTAAAATAAAAAAAGGATTGTATTTTATTAATACAACTGATACAACTTTATTTATGCGTGGTAATTGTTGGTATAGTGGTGATTTTCTAAAATATGCTATTAAACATAATATAGCATTTACTATTACTCATCAATTACTATGTGATAAACAATTAGATTCAAATTATTTTAAAACATTTGTTGAGGATGTTGTAGCTAAAAATCCAAATCATTATAAGCATATTATTAATAATTTTATTGGACGACTAGGTAAGACAGAAACAAATTTTACAAGTGGTTATGTTGAAACTGATTTTGACAAAGCGTGTCAAGCGTTTTATAGAACTGATAATTATGGAGTATTATATGAAGACCAATTAGATAGTAAAAAAATTAAAGCATTAAAAGGTAAAATATCAAATGTAGATGTATTAGAAATTGCTGATAATAAAAAATTATATATTGTTGAAGTCAATAATTTTAAAACAGAATTAAATAATGATTTACCTATTTATAATAAAGTATTAGAAAATGAATATATTAGATTATTTGAATTGATTAATAAAGTAGGTGGTAATTTAATCAAAATATCAACAGATGCTATTAGTGTTGATGGAAATTATAATTTTAAAAATATTAAATTTAGCGATGTTATTGGTGGATATAAATATTGTTATGTTGAAAATGTTGCACCAAGAAAATCTCATATTGAAATGAATAAAACATTAGATTTAAATACAGAAATAAAATGGAACATTAGTAAAGAAACAAAAGATGGCGTAGTATATCCAAGTGGTTCATTCTTAATGACCGCACTTGCTGGATTTGGGAAATCATATTACATAAAACAATTAGATTGTTTTAATGATACTAAAACATTACGATTAGGATTTACTAATTGCTCTGTTGCTAATATAGAAACAGATGAAGCATTAGCAAATACATTTCATAGTTATTTTGGAATTAATTTTAAAACAAATAAAATTAGTCAAAAAAAAATCAATAATTTAAAAAATATTAATACAATTATTATTACTGAAATATTTATGACCCCCAAAGTAATTATGAATGTTTTAATTAACATTAAAAAATCATTCCCAAATATTAGATTTATTTGTGAAGGTGATCCCGAACAAAATAGAGCAGTTGGTGAAGAGCATATTAATTGGATTAATACAACTCTATTACATAGTTTATGTGATGGAAATATGATTAAACTAACTATTAATAAGAGAAACAATGAAACAGAGAACTATTATAAGATTATTAATGAAGAACCATTAGATGCAAAATATTATGAATATAGAAATCCTTTACATTTAAACATTACAAGAACAAACATAAAACGCAAAGAGTTAAATGAATATATGATGAATAAACAAACAATAGTTAATCATATAATATTATATGATGAAACAGAACATTATGAGAAAGGTCAAGATGTATATTTAAATATGACTACACCTATAATGGCTATTAGAACAATTAAAGATAAATTACGAAATGGAAAGATGTATAAGATTACAGGATTTGATATAATAAAGAATGAGACGGGTGTAATCGTTGAAGACGAGTTTTATAATGATACTGAGTTTATGAATACTTTTGTAGTTGCTTATGCTTGCACTGGTCATAAGATTCAAGGTTTAACAATTAAAGAAGATTACAACATATATGAGTGGGGAAAGATGACACCAAGAGAACGTTATACGGCGTTTAGTAGATGTGTGAATGGAGATAAAGTTAGAATTATTTAAAAAAAAAATTGATTTAAAGATTTCCCCCCTATTATACTATATATAATGAGAACTAAAGAAGAACAAAAAGAATATGATAAAAAAAGAGACGCAACAGAAGAAAGAAAAGCATATAGAAAAGAATATGAAAAAAAAAGAGGTCAAACAGAAGAAAGAAAAGCATATAAACAAACAGAAGAATATAAAACAAAAAGAAAAGAATATGTGCAAGCAAATAGAGAAAAAATAAATGAAAGACAAAGATTATATAGAGCAAATAAAAAACTTCATGAAGTCTCATAAGTCTCATAAAATCGTTATAAAAATTGTAATGAGATAGAGGGTACTCCCTTTTTACTCAAAAATGGTTAAAAAATATTGTGATGGTGTAAGGTGTAAAAATAAAAAAATATTTTTATTTTTTTAAAGCATAAATTATGCTCTCATTTTATTTTATATATTTTATTTTATTAGAGCATTATGCTCTCATAAAATAAAATGAGATGATATAAGGGGTGAAAAAATTATTTTTTATTTTGGGAAGGTGATGGAGAGCGAGTAGAGGACGAGAGTGGATACCAAAAAGGGGGCGCAGTCTATTCTCTCTCAAGAATAATTCTATACTTCCAA